AACAATCAAAGTATTTGCAGTCTTTGTATATACTTTTACATTACCAATATACTTCTTAACACCACCAACCTTTTGATATGCAACTTGATGATCATTATGTGATAGATTGTACCAAGAAATCCAATTAATGAAATCATTAGGAGAACCAGCATCACATGTTAACTCAAGTTCATTGTAATATTGATTTCTTTCATAATCAAATAAAGTTAAAGTTGTTTCTGAATCTCTTCCATATAGACTAATAATATCAACATTATTTTCAGGAGATATTTCTTTGTGGAATCTTATAGAAGGTCCGCTAATAGTGTATGACTTAGTTTCTTTCTGTAAAATACCATCTATGAAAACATAAACAAATGCAGTATTATTAAGAGATCTAATTTCAGTATTTTTATCAACAATTAGGAAAGGTCCTGTGCCAGCATTAGTAATACTAATAGTTAACTTGTCATAAGATCCAATACCTTGACCAAAAAATCTTTCAACCGCAAATGGTTCATATATGGTTTTTGTGTTTGCTGTTTGACCCCATATAGGAGGTTTGGAGAATACAACTCTGTTTGGTATAATTGTTCTATCAATTGTATATGAATCACCAACTTGTAAAACACCACTCAATGCAATCCATAAATCTTCATTCTCTTCTGTATCAACAGGTGTACCATCAGTATAGAACAAATCAAATATAGTATTCTCACCGTTAAAATAGTCTGGATATCCTAATGTTACAGAACCAGGACCAGTAGTCAATATTACTCTAATAACTTCTGATAAAGTATCTAATGCAGCAAGAACATCTGCACACTTAATAGGACCATTATCTGTAAGAATATCAGAATCAGCAAATCCTCCAGATAACTCATTATTAATTGCCTGTTTAGCAAGTCCAACAGCATATTGAAATGCTTCTATTGTTGGTTCTAACTCACCATCAATATAATCTAATATACCATTATTGAAATATTTTTCTAATGATACAATAGTTTTTTCATTACCACCAAACCTTATATCATGTGCTAATGCATCTACTATAAATCCAATGTCTCTAAAGCATTTTGTACTTAATGAGTTCCAAGAAAGTGTAGGATGAACTGTTTTTATATGTGTAAGAGTTGACTCTTGAATAAATTCTTTATTTCTCTCAATCTGATTAGAAGCATCTAACCATCTACCATTTCTTTGGAAGATATTTCTAATTTTTTTCAGATATTTGTTATTTAAAGCACTAGTTTTAAATTGAAATTTATTAGCATAAAATGTAACACCTGTCAATGGTGCTTCAGCAAATGTAATATTATCATTTAATATAGTGTACGCTTTACCTGGTTCTTGTAATATACCATCTAAAGTTATGACTAATGCTTGATCATTAAATGGTGTAATAGCGTTGTTGTTAATATCTACTAAAGTAAATTGTTTTTGACCTTCACGATTACCTTTATTACCAAATGAACCGTTAAATGCTGCATTTAAATATACTTCTTCACCAATAATTTCACTAGTATTGATTGTATCTAATGCAACAGACCCAACTCCTTTCTCAACATTCAGATTGTCCATCAAAATGATGTTTTGTGTAATCTGTTTTCTTATACTCTCTACAGTAATTTTATTTTTACTTGGATCCCATGCTTGAATTACTGAAACTCTACTCATAGCAGTGTTATCAGTCATCTTAGCATCAACTTCTGATTCAATTACAACTTCACCAAACAATTGGAAACCTGCTGGATGAGTTGTTTCTTTTATAAGTTGTCTCCAAGTATCAGTTGAAGTTTTTGATTTTATAGTATAAGAGAAATCTTGATAGTAATAAGAATCATGCAATCTTTGATTTGCATCACTAAGTTTACCAGCATCTGAACTATAGAATCCTACGTTGTCAAAATCAGTTTGAATAGTAGGTAAGAACTCAGTAAAACTAATACTCTTTAGTTTTGCAATTTGATTTCTTGCAAGACCAATTATATTTTGATCAATTCTAAAAATACCTGTGACTTTATCAACTATGAGTATATTAGTTCCTTCTGTCCATGATGTAACTCTTGCTCTAGCAACTTCCACACTACCAGATTTTTGAATAATAGTCTCACCTACACTAAATGGTTTTTCATTAAAATCAGATAGTGTAAATATATTATTTGATCTAAATGTAGATTGTAAACTAGTATCGTTGTGATATAATCCACCGTTACTAATAATTTTTATATTAGAAGGTATACCAATATCATTGCTTGACAAGTAACACTTAACTGTATTATCAATATTACCTTCTGAATTAATAATACCAGTAACTATAGGAAGTTTTTTGTAATTACCTCCTACGTTAGTTACTCTAATAGAATTAATATTACCTACTGCAAATAATGACTTAGTTGTATAACTGATAGATCCTGTGCCATCATGGGTAACTGGATTAACAGTAGAATATAAAATCTTTGTTGGTGTTACATATAATGCTGTTTTTTCACCTTGTAGATCATCATCAATAACATTTAAATATGAACCCTCTGCATTAACAATATTATTTTGATCAAAATAGTAGAATTTATTATATTGACTGTTTACTTTTGATGAATATGTATTGTTATAAGTTCTAGAACCAAAACCAACTTTAATATTAACTTCAGATAGGTTAGGTATCTCTTTTTCTACTGCAACAATGTTAAAATTAATACTAGGTGATATGTCAAATTTCTTACCAATCATGGAAGAGTGTGAAACATTAAATTTATACTTGTAGTAATTTTTAATGTTTACAATTTTGTTTCTTTCACCATCAATTTCAAATGCAGTAATAGGTTCACTGACACTTGCTATATTGACTAATCTATTAGCAGGTTGACTTTGATCTCTAAAAACAGAACTCAATGTCAATAAACTAGGTGTTACTCCATATCCATACTTGAATACAACCTTCTGTGTTGTTGTATCATATGATACAACATATGGTTGTGTTAAATCTGAACCACTATATTGATTAATTAAATATCCATTACTTAATGTAAAACCTGCATCCTGTAAAGTAATAGTCACACCATTAAAATGATCTGCTGGTTTAGATCCTCTAGTAACAGTAAATGTATTACTAGTAATACTTGTTATAGTTACAACTTCACTACCAATAACAAGTTTATCATTTACACTAAAACCAATTGCACTGGTTACTATAAGATCTGTTCTTTCCTTAGAGAATCCAGCATGATCAACACTTATTTGCAATCTTGGTTCATTAGTATCAGTTTTGTTTAAATCACTATCACCAACTGTAAGAATATCAAATTTTTCATACCCTGATCCTCTATCAGTGATCACAACTTCAGTAACTGGTGTGTTGTTTCCTATCTGTTCTACCTTTATAGATGCTTTTGCACCAGATCCTTTACCACCTGACAAAGCAATGTCATTATATTGACCAACTGTATAATTATTACCACCATTTAATATTTCAAATCTTCCAACTCCACTGTCGTTGAGAGTCGTTGCTACAACAGGTGTTTCAAGGATTGCTTCTTGATAAACAGCAGAAGTTACTTGTAATTCTGTTGTAGTAGAGGTATCGTTAGGATTTACATCAACAGTAATTCTTTCACCTTCAGCAACACCGTGGTTTGATCCTGTTGAGAGTAAAGCAACATTATCTTGTATTGTATTAATACCTAAATTTTCACTTAATGATGTAATAGAAATAATTTTTGAACCAGGTGTATTAAGTAGATTAGAACTAGACAAGAACAATGTAGATGATATTGTAAAACCTGTCTGTGTAACTTTTACTTTAACACTATTTTGTGATGATGTTGTTTCTAAAACTTCTCCTTTAGCAACAGGAAGATTTACACCATCGTTCAATGACAAAATTGCACCCTTTGTGTATGATGCATTTTGATCTAAAAGCAATGTAAGAACTTCTGTATCAGATGTAAGAGTTCCTGTAGCACTCCATGTGCCAGTTACAGAACGAATAGGAAACTTTGTAGCAGAGAATACATTACCAACTATACGCCCTGTTGCAGACCCTTGTGTGACCCTATCACCATCAAAGAGATATGCATTACTAGTCAAATTAACAAACAATACTTTATCAGTTTGAGACTCAATTGAGATTACTGATTTACCTGTAACCGAATCAACTTCTGCTTTAACATCAGAACCACCAGTACCACTCTCATCAATAATTAATTTAGAACCAACTGAGAATGTAGCAGATGATGTTTCTACGGTAGCAGATGATATACTACCAGTTGTTACATCTTGTATTTGTAAAGATGTACCATCACCGTTATTTTCTATATCAGTAGTTCTTAGTCTCTTAGCATTTGTTGGTAAATCATATTGATTTAACGTTGAATTGTAATTAGAATCAACTGGTAATGAATAGTAACACTTACCAACAACATAAGGGAATACTGGAGTATCCGTACCATCACATGTGATAAAGTATGCATACGTACCATTTGGAAATTCTGGTGTAATACAGTAACGACCATTATTCCTATCTAATGATCCTCTGTCATGAACATACACCCAATCTTCTATGAATGTGCCAATTGGATAAGTGGTTTCATCAGGTCCATCAACTCTAGTTGTTACTGGCATGTAACTACTAGTCATTTTAGAAATAGCACTAGTAGAATTTAAAGGTTGTGTATATCCAAAAGCACCATCTATGGGGTTACCATCATATGCAAATCCTAGAATAGGAGAATGAGATGCTCCTGTATCATTTGTTCTTAATGTAGTGGGAGATGCAAGATATCCATACCCTTGTCCTACAGAAGCAGTAAAATTAGAAAAGAAAGTACCATTTTCAGAATCTACAGTTGTCTTCTTAAATCTATCCTTTCTCCACTCTTTAATACTAGCAGTTGCAGTAGCACTAGATCCTACAGGAATTATGTCTATCAAAACATTACCTGAAGTATATCCCTTACCACCATTGACTTTAACTAAATTAGTCAACTGACCAGCATTTGATACTTCTGATGTATATACAGCAAATTGTCCTCTACCTGCTAAGTCAGCAATTCTTACTTCAGGTGGTGATGAATAATATTCACCAGCATTGTCAATAGTAATGCTAGTAATTTCACCTTGTGTAATGATAGCAGTTACTGTAGCATTTCTACCAGATAAAATCTCAACATTAGGAACAGATGTATAACTACCTTCTGTAACAATTGATACAGACTGAACAACTTCACCAGCAAGTTTTGTTGTTGCTTGATTAGCAACACCATCAATTAAAACAAAAGGTGGTTTCTTATAACCATTACCTTTTTTATCTAAAGTAATTTTTTGTAGTCCACCATTCAATATTACTTCATCGTCTTTATAACTTAAGAACGGTATACCATTTGTAGCAATACCAACATCTCTAAATTGTGTCTCATAAGATTCAGTTGTAGATATTGGTTTCTTTCTAATAATTTTTAAGTGTTTCTGATCTGCTGCATCAGAAGGTAGTGTGCCAATAGCATGTGAGGGGAATCCAGACGATGCAATATAATATGAATCAACATCTTCATATATTGCAGAAACATTTGAATTTAAATCTGCTATAGCAGGTGTAGAACCACCAATAGTCCATCTAAGACTGTTTTGATCGTCAAATATCCTAATATCATCTGTAAGGAAACCTGACTCAGATATATCAATAGAATCGCCAGTATTAGAGTAAGGAACTTTATTATTTGATTCTAAGTTATAAACAATACCATATACTAACAGTGATACACCATTACCACTTACATCAGAACCAAAAGTTACAGCATCCCCAACACTATATGCTCCATTACTTGTTCTAGACTTGACGACAAATTGATTTACATTTTTATCATCAAATGTAAACACCTCATTGTCAATAGTAAACTTTCCTTCATTTTCCCATCCAATTGTTGAGAAAACATTAACTCTACCACCAACAGATAACGTTGCTCCTACATCTTTTGTTAATGTTGTTTTAGATGCAATAGTAAATCTACCATTTACACTAGACTCTGAAAGAATTAATTCGTATAGATCTTCTCCATCAAATTTACCTGTAAATATAACATTGTCTACAACAGCAGAAGCAAACTTACCTGTTGTTTGTGTGATCTTTTTACCAATTAGATTGTTTACATCGCCAGATAAAATTTTTGCTTTGATTGAGTAATTATTAATCCAAGTAGATTCTGATGACTTTAATGTATGCTCTCTCGGATATAGTATTGTTGGTTCTGGATCATTATCTATTAGACATTTAAATAAGAACTTAACCGAACTATCAGTTCCTTTTGACTTATAGAATGAAGTTATATTTTTTATAAGAGTTCTCTTGTCAATATCCCCCTTTAGATACGCTTCTGGGAAATTATCAAGGTATTGTTTCTCAAAACTTTTAATTAATGAATATAAGAATAGGTTACTGATATTTTGTACAGTAGATCCTAGTATATGATTATCTGTTTGTGTTGTTACAAAAGTGCTCTCCTCATACAGGTCACCAATTTTAGTGTTTCCACTTACACCACGACTTACTTCTAATAACTGTGTGTCTGTTCTACTTTTATAAAAACAAATTTCATCATCAATTTTTATATACCCACCATTTTTAGGAAATGAAGAGGCATCAGTAACATTAATAGATGTATCTACATCTTGAACATATGAAGTAGTAGTGGTAGACTGCTTAAGTACATTCTTTTCATAAAAATCTATATCACGATACTGCTGAATATTACTGATAATATCCAGTGGTTGACCTTGAAGTTCATTTTGCTCATAATACTTCTGTACGAACTTAGAAAACAGTTCATACTCTTCGTTGATGAAGTCAGGTAATTGAGACTCAATTAAGAATGAGACTTTATTCGCAGTTTTTGGCACTACTCTTTATACGCAACGAATTTACTATTTGATACATCTACATCCAGATACATCTCACGCTTTACTTCAATATCTTTATTAGCAGGTTTGACACGTAACTCAATACGATTGTCAGAAAAACTACCTTTTAAAATAGTAAAGTCATAAATTTTAATTTCACCTTTTACATAGTCAACATCACCAACTGAATCATTCAATAGGATTTTATCACCAGTGATGGAGTCTAGTCTATATAGCACCAATTTACCATTTCTATCCTCTAGATATACAGTGTAACTTGGATGTTCAAAGACTGTCATGCCAGTAGATGATACTACAGGGTCATCACAATCCTTTAATAATTCATTTTTAAAGCAAATTTCATAGTATGTTGATGAGTTTATCTGTGCAATAAAGTCTTTTCTTAAAGTTATGGAGGTATCGTTAGAATTAACGCTACGATCTACACTATCAATTACACTAACAAACTTACTATACCTAAATTTACCGTTAAATTTTTCTGTTCCTGATGTTTTTAAATACTCCAATACACCAGATGCTACTTTTGACGCAATATCTGTAGGAAGTAATTTGGTTTTTGTACCATCAAAGTAAATATCACTACTCAATTCAACAAAAAGAATAGAAGGATCAACAAATTCTGGTCTAATAGAAGCAACTGTGTACTTCTTAAGTTCGGTTACTAGTTGATTTTTGGTAAATGATGATAATGATGTTGCTTCAGTTGGTTTTATAGAGAGAAAAACCTTACCATATGCAGGTGGTTCTTGCTCTTCTCCACCAAATACTATGATATCACTGATAGAAGGGTATATCTTTCGCACAATAGCAGAGTAATCATTGGAGGTTACTGCTCTATTTTGTGATCCAAAGAATTTTGGAGCATTAAATTTGATCTTAGCAACAGATTCAATCTCTGCACCTCCGCTTGCTGCGGAAGTTGTTGATAAATTACTTACGGAAAACGGAGAAGTAATCGTGACATCACTAGCATCAACAAGTGTTCCGTTAAATGTAAACGTTTTTGCACCATTAGTAACTACACCACTAGTAACAACATAAGAAATTTCAACAACATTTTGATTAGATAGTTTCTCTCCTAATACACCATCACCAAAAAATACCTCATATTGCTCATCTTCTACTTCACTTAAGAAATATACTTTATCAGTAGATCCAACTTCTAGGATATTTTCTGCTCTTTCATATGTTGTTGATACAGTTGAGTTTGATGCTTCAAATACCTTTACACTTAATGTACTAGTATCTGCTCCAGGATTACTAATAATGAATCTTTGATTCTTAAGTGATGTATCTACTGTAGTCTGAGTAACAACTAATGAACCTTCGTATACTGGTAGATCAGTAAATGTAACAGTATCATTAACTACTTCCTTCCTATAATCATCTTTCAATACAAACTCATATAATGCGTTATCATAGTTTGTAATAAAACCTGTACCTTTTTTTAGTACAACTGTACTAGGTGCAACACCAGTTAAGATAAGTTGCATGTCAACTATTGCTTTTGGTGCTGTAATAGATTTCGGTGCATACCCTATCTGCTTTGCCAGAGCAACCACGTTGTCTCTCAGAGTGGATGAATCTAAGAACAGTTCATTGACTACCATGTTAGCGTTAAACGCTGTGTAGTACGTATTGTATGCCAATACATCAACTAACTGACTGATGACAGATCCTTCAAAATCATAATCAGTAAATTCTGTCTCTGCCCTCATGTATTCTTTGATGGCAGTCTTTATATCAGCAAAATCTAAATTGTTTACTTGGGTATATGGCATTATCTCGTCCTTGCTAGGAAGAATTCTATATTTGACGGAATTATATCTGAACCAACCACATTGTATGACATCTCAACGTTGAATCCATTATCATTAAAGTCAGGAAAGCAATCTAGTGATGTTATTGCAATTCTTGGTTCAAACGTTTGTATTGTATTAAATATAGAACTTTTTATACTTGCAGCAGTAGCATAGTCCAATGGTTCAAATAATTGACTTCTTATATCAGAACCGTACTCTGGTTGAAATAACCTTTCTCCCTTGTTTGTTAACAGTAAACTTATAATTGCTTGTTTAATAGCAGAAGCATCCCTACTAACAACTAAGTCATTAGTAACAGGATGCTTCTTAAAATTAATATTAATGTCCCTGAAGGACAATCTGTTCGCCATTTACCGACAAATATACGAAGTCAAAGTTATTTAGCGACTTTTATTTAACCTTGTAAAACGTATACTTCAAGAATAACTCTTCTCCCTTCTTAATATCTTTAATTGTTTTCATATAATAGACATTATTTTCACACCACTTAATGCAGTTAGGTTCGTCAGAATGGTTTACGAACCCTCCTAAAGGGGTTCGTATAATTTCCTTATCAACTACCACATGAGATATACCAAGGTACATCATAGCAGCAATATCTTCTTTCGCAAAAAGACCTTGACCTGCTATAGGACTATCCTTTATATGCAATTCTTTCGGTAATGCTTGATAACCTATAACTTTTGGTCGTAGCTTCATTTTTCAATTATTGATACATCGTCATCTTGTTGATCTATGAGTGTAAATTTAACTGCAATTGTAAATCTATACTTGGGACCTACTAATGCTTGTGGTTTTGCACAGTGAGGTATACTACCATCAAAAATACATACTCTGCCTGGTACGTATGGATTTATGTACACTATCTCCTGTCTATCTTCCTCATAGAAGACCGTTTCGCCACCGTGATTCAATCCCCATTCAATATTAGGATATATCAACATAGTTTTTTCCATACCCTTTCTAGGAGCATCTACATGAATCTCATGAGAATCATTGACTAGACCTAAGTTAACATATGCGTTTGTAAAATCATATTTTTTGGTATCAATAAATTGAGAAAAATTCTCCACACGATAAGTATCACTGAATATTGATCTCAATATGTTATCATCAGGAAAGTTTGCCATACCACCTGATTCTGTCGTTTCTTTTTTTCCACACTCAGGACACAATGATCTTCGGAGTCTCGCTCCTTCTTCATCCGTTGCCAGTATTTGCATTTGATCAAGTTGAGGTAGATCTGCTCTCATCCTCTTATCACTTATGTCTTGTATATCAAAGTTACTTGTATTCGCACAAGAATACTTCAACGACATACACGTGTCGTATAATGCTTGATGATCACCAAATTTGAAAGCCTTATCCATGATAATAATATCACGACCTTCATCAACTTCAATCTTATTAATTAACATAGTTTATAAAGTATTTTAGAGTCCCTCGGCGTTCGGGTCGGAGACCACGCCCCTAGAACTGCTTCGGATGTGTTATCACGTCACCGTGTATTTCACCGATATCGTCTATATGGGCATGATCAATGTCAATATGCAATTCTTTCTCAAAAGCATCTGCGATCCTCTCAAGGGCAGAAGCAATCCTCTGTAATTCGTCAGTACTCACTTGCCCTGTCCTCTGTAACGCTTCTTTGCTCCATTACGAGAAGTTGCAGAAATCTTTGAATTTACTGAACTACCTTGTCTTGTCTTCTTAGGTTTTGCATAGATCTTATCATTTGTACTGCTGTAAAGTGCCATATTATAATTGTGTACCTATTAGTATCTTAACATGCTGGAACGGTCCTGTCAAGGGTCTGGGTGTACCTAACATTGCTGCCTGATCTCCAGTCACTGCTGGTAATTGTCCATTGACAAACACTGTCGTGTTAACAGTTGGAGTGACTACCCTAATACCTGGTTGGCATGGCAGTGGTATAAGTGGATTGATCTTTACACCAGCAACAGTACCTATTACACTAGTGCTAGTATAATACTCCAAGGGTTGTCCATTAATAATTACATTCGGTGAAACATTAGGAGCACCTCCCAGTGGAGAAGCAGGATATACACAATTAGCATCAGTGCTTACAGTGTCTATTGTTTCCTTCCCAACGAAGTTTGGCATTATCTTAGTTCTTCTATTGTATTATGTAGATAATCTAATGTACTTGAAATAGACTCGTACTCATCACATGTCGGACGCTTGTACATCAATTGTGGATTCTCCAGCGATGAGATCCTCTGTTCCAATTGGTTCAACCTCTCGGACAACTTCTGGAGTGACTGATTCAACACTAGAATGTGTGATTGGAGTTCTTGAGTTATTATCTCTTCCTGAGAATCTCTCTGCTGCTGCATTTTCAAAGTCATCGCAAAATTTATCAAATTTGTTTTCGTCTTTTAGTAAGTCTTCGTACTTTTCCATAGTTATACAGATAGTGTAGGGGGTTCGGGCGGACCATCGTTCCTCTTAGTCTCTTTGAATCTTATAGAGAGTTCCAAGTCTATGAACTTATCCTCTAATGCAACCAGTCTTTGAGATACTTCTTCAATTACCTCAATGATACGCTTGAGTTGACTCTCATGCACATGGACGGCATACTTAGGATCATTCATTAATTGCTTGTGGGCGGTTTCTTCGTATGATGTGGTGTCTTCTCCAAGATTAGGACGTTTTCCTTCACTTAGATCCTCTAGGTCATCGTCACCTATATCAAAGCAACCATCGGGTAGGGTAGTCATATTATTTCCTTTTTGTGTATTGTAGCATAGCTCGTCTTTTTTGGCAATTTTTTACCAGAGAAATTTTTTCAGTTTCAAGGTTTTCATTTTTTCATTTTCCTTTTGATATTTATCGCTGTCTGGGAAACGTTTGTAGGTTAGAAAGAAGGTACTTTTTTGGCATCGCTCGGCATCCGACCTAGCACCAAAAAGGGGGCGTTTTACTGCCCCCTGTGAATTACTGCTTAATGTCTGTCGCTGATGTTCCAACGTCCTGTTGGTGTGGGCAGTGGTTCAAAGTTTCTCGCTGCCATCGCTGCGAGTGCTGCCTGAACTGCTGGATCTTTCATCGCTGACTTGTTTACTAGGACTCTGCCATCGTAGATTGGTGTTAGATCTTTGTTGAACATTTTGAAATCCTTTGT